TGATTTGCCATAGTATTGCTCCTTTTTTAATAAAGTGTCTTAGTTGGACTTTTTATTAGGTCCTCCAAAAGACACACGACTCTGCCTATCGGAATTGATAGGCATGCTAGGATGTTGCTCTCTAAGTGGATCTGTTTCCCACGCTTCAGTCTGTTGATTAGTCTTCTGCGTGTAATAGTCATTACGTTGACTAACAATCTCCTCAGGGATTCTTGCCAATAGCAAGTCACCTACGCTGATGACACCCTCATAAGCTTTAATACCTCCGTTGTAAGCAGAGTAAAGACCATCTGAATATTGATCAGCTCTGACCAATTCCCAGCCTTCTCTGAGTCGAGCATTGATATTTTTAGTATCATCTGCTCCATTTACACGATGACGGAGCCATCTTTGCTTATATCCATCAGGACATGGTGGTGCGTCTAACTGAGACGGTGGCTTCCAAGACGTTGGTCTTGTCTCTTTAGCCCTTGTTTGTGCACTTCTTGGTGTTTTTATATTATCTGTCATTTTGTACCTCCTTAAACGTACTTAGCATATTCGCTCAAAGGGACTCCAAGCTTATTTGCTATTTTTACTTGACTAGGAGTCAACCTAACAGATTTGCGTCCACTGGTTGCAGACCTTGAAGCAGAAGCAACATTTTGGACGATTTTGTTACCTCCGGTGGCCTGATCCGAACCCCTCGAAAAGGATTCTGGAAACTTGTTTTTAACTCTATTAGTCAATTCATCATAATAGTCATCGGACTCAGTGTCAAATCCTTCTGCCACTAATCCACGATGTATTCTTTGAGCATAATCAGTCATTTCCTCATCTTGTCTAAACCAAGGATTCTTTTCTGCCCAGGCTAATGCCTTGGAAGAAGGTTGTGGTCTAGGTTGAGGTTGTTGAGCATAAACTTGTTGCTCTTGCTCTAACTGTTTTTGGAACTCTTCATACTCACGTTCTTTTTTAGTTTTAGTTACTCTAATTCTTTCCGCTTCTAAATCTAATTTAGTCAAAGCTTGACGTGCTTCTTCTTCTCTCTGATAATCACCCGCTTCACGAGCAGCAATCAGATTTTGACGAGCAAGATCCGCAGCCATTTTGTTTCGAACTTCACTTTCTGACATATAACCTTTGTCAATGTCATAAGTTTTCTTTTTAGTTTCGGAAAGTTCTTTTTGAACGTTTTGTGCGAAGATAAGAGCAGCTTCACGCTCTCTTTCAGCTTCTCTGAGTTTCCAAGTCATTTTATCAATTCTTTTTTTGACTTTATCAGAGTATTCATCCATTTCATTTGACTGTTCTTCAACAGCAGGATTTAATGGATCTTTTTCTTCCGTTTTGACGTCTTCATAAGACTCTGGTTTTACGGTGCCGTGAGATTTATCTTCAATCTCAACAACTTGTCCATCACCAGAGACATCAAGATCGACCATCTTGTCTTTTTGTGCAGAAGTTATTTCTGTTTGCATGGTTAACCTCCCATGTTACATAATTGTTAGTATGTCCTCTGGGCTATCAACAGTGCCGAGTATCTCGTCATCATTGAGCAACCTTACTTCCCCATCTTCTATCTTTATTCTTGATCCTGCGTATCTGCCAAACACAACCCAATCGCCTTGTTTACACCAAGGACCATTAGGAAACTTTTCTTTATCTTGATAGGCATCAGGTCCTACTGCTAAAACTAAAGCAACTGATGCTGTCAATTGAGAATCTTCAACTGTTTTGTCGGTAAGTAAAACACCACCTTTGGTTTTCTTCTCTGCTTTAAAAGGTAATACTAAAATTCTCCAACCGACCGGTGAAGGTAATTTTTCTAATTCTTTTCTATCCTTCTTTACATCTATGGAAGGATTTTTCATTTTATTCGCTATGTGATCAGGCACATATAAAGTTTTAGTCATCTATTTTCTCCTCTTGTTCCAGCAGGCGAGAAAGTTCCTGTTGGCATGCTTCAAGCATGTGTATCTTACCTAAAATATACTTGTAATCTTCAATCTTTTCAACCCCCACAATAAGGTTTTCTAAGAGATTTTCTTTTAGGCTTTTAAGTTCTTTTTGATAATTATAAATTACAAAGGTGCTCATTTAAGAGTGTTTACTCCAGGGACTTGTTTAACCCAACGACTATTAGTATCATCTTTTGTAACATACCATGTTTGCTCTATACTTTGATTAGCACCGTAGTTTTTGATACCTAACTTATTTAAGGCATGAGGCACTGCTTGTTTAACTGATTCTAATAAATAATCATCACCAAACATTGTTCCTGTTGGTTTTAACTTTGGCCACCAGTTTTCAATATCATCCATGACAGGCTCATACTCATGTGCACCATCCACCATTATATAATCAATACTCTCATCTTTGAATTGATCTAAAATTTCTTTTGAGTCGGATCTTCCTTGACAAGGAATCACCATATTGCGACCAATGAAGTATTGTAAATTTTCTTTGAAGATGTGTGAAAAATCTTTTGGTAAATTTAGTGATGAATGTTCTGTTGAACCTTCAAATGTGTCAACACAATAAACTTTCACATTTTCTTTGTTTGCGTTTACTAATGCTGTTGCTAAATAGTGAGTTGATCTACCCAGGAAAGATCCAATCTCTACGATCTTGCCATCATCGGCAATTTCATCAACGATCATGTCGTAAGTTTCAGTGTAATTACACCACCCTGGTATTTTAAAATAGGTGTGTTTCATAATTAAGTCCTTATTTGGTTATCTTAATTATTTGTATCTTTTTATAAGTATTTTTCAAGCCTTGTGAAACAGGTCCTTTTTTAGGAGGGATTGTTTTCGTCAGTCTCTTTGGTTTCTTTTGCATTTAAACACTCCACACATTCGCAAATCGCACACTCACACATACAAGTTTGATTTGCATGACAAATACAATCGCATTTACGACAACGATCTAACATTTTACTTTTGTTAGGACAGTCGTCAGCACAATCGCATCCTTGACACATTATTTTGTAAGTTTCTTAACTTTTTCAAACGATCTTATGCCCGCCATACCTAAAAGAGCCATGACTAAAGGCATTAAGACACCCATATCTAATGCAGGTAAAGGATCATGTTCTATACTGAAGGCAGCAAGAATAAACATAATAAACTGTTTGGCTACATATTCCCAAAATATGGCTAAAGCACAACTCATACCAATTAAAGGTCTCCAAGATCGTTGCATAATACCACCAATACCTGTAGCAGTAGACTGAGCATCGGCTAAATTAATATCCATTTGCTTAGAATTAATTTCATTTTCTAATTCTTGAAGTTTTATTCTAATTTGACCCTTTTCTTCCTCAGAAGTATGCACAGAATCAATTACTTTTCCTACAGTATCAACTAAAGATCCACCTAGAAGCTTAGATAACATTATTTTTTCTCTGCTCCTTTAATTTTTCCTTTATTAATGCTTGCGTAAAACACTTTTTCGCCTTTTTTGGCTCCATAAGTCTTAGACATAGACTTTTTTATCTTTTTACCCTTCTTGGTTAGAGGCATTATTTCTCTCCCGAGCCACATTGGCTCTTAATTCAGCTAAATCATAATCTTTTTGTAGTTTTTGTGAATCAAAAGTCTGTTTATAACCAAATTGAGCTTCTTTTAAATCTTGATTTAGACTTTTAAACTGTGCCGCAGTCTCTTGTTCAGCTTGTCTTAGTGCTAATTCTTGTTGTTTGAGCATTACAAGAGGGTCCATATTTTGATCTTGCATTGATTCTTGCTCTTCAATCACCATTTGTTCGGTAATTTTAACAATTTCATTGTCGATAGCTGTGGCTCTTTGCATTTGTAATGCTTGTAAAGCTTGTGGTGGTACCTGATCACCATATTGTTGACGTAATTTTTCTGCTTCTTCTACCATTGCTTGATCAACAGTTTGTGTAGCAAGTAAAGATACGTGCTGATTGATGTGAGAAACTAAATTCATCACCGCCATAGGATTAGCTTTGACTAAAGCAGAAGTCATAAAAGTTCGATGAGCTTTAATATGCAGTTCATGATTCTGTTGTGGGAATGCTTGTAAAGGTGCTCCTCGTAAAACAACACTATGTTCCATCGCTGGGTCTTGTGGTTGAGGTGGTTGAGGTATCGGAAGTATCTGTTCAATATCTTTGACACCTAACGCAATATACATTCTTCGATAGGCTTCACGTAAGTTGTGCATCTGAGGATTGCTTTGAGCAAGTTGTAATTGATTTTGTGCTAGAGTCACTCTTTGTGACATAGAGAAAATGTTTGGATCTGATACAGGAAGAATGTCAATTGCATCTGCAAAATCGATTGCTTTGATTTGTCTTGGACCACCTTGAACATTAAACGGATAAACAGGTGGCAACGCCATTTTGAAAATCTTAGCTAGTAATTCAAATTCTTTTTTCTGTGCATAGTGTAATCTTTTGTGAACAGCAGACATCACTTTAGTGCCACGTTCCATGAGAGCCATGGTTGTACCAACAGGAGTTTGCGAACTTCCTATTTCCGATAATTGCATATCAGCCACTGTTGCGAATTGCTTTGCAGCATCCACACAAAAACCTAAAAGTTGCATTAAAACAGCATCTGGTCCTTTGTAAGGTAGAGGCATTAACGCTTCACGAATAACTCCATTAGGGGCATCAACATCTCTAAATTCTCCTGGTTGTAAAGGCTCTGCTTCATCACGAATTCTAAAGCCACGAGATTTAAAACCAGCAGGTAAGTTTGCTAAAGTACCCGCATCTAGAAGTTGACGTAGGGCAGATGTAGCCGTTCTCGTTAATCCACCAATCATGTGAATTAAACCAAAACCGTAAAAACCTAATCCCGGTAAAAACTTGTAATGTACAAAATAATCATTCTTCTTTTTTAAAGGATCACCTTCATTGTAATTTCTGTAGATAGATAAAACTTTGTTTGATCCTTTATCTACTGTTACAACGTAAGGTAATTTAATTCCGCTAGGCTCACCATCTCTAGGATTAATATCTTCAAAACCCTCTAAATCTAAATCAACGTGCATTTCTAATAACTCAGCCATATCATCCATGCGATAGTCAGTTGGATTAGATCCTTCAATGCGATCCATTTTTTCTTTTACGTCAGAAACATCATCGCCATCATAAGGTTGTAAAGGAATGTCTCGATAGAATCCTGAAACTTGTTTTTTGCGAAGATCATTCATGGACATCTTCACAACTTGAGCAATACGATCACAGCTATCTAAATCAGATGCGCCGTAAGGAACAATCACATCTTCAGCAGGAATAAATTTAGATGCAGCTCTATTTTGATTTTCATCAAAGTAAACTTTTTTAAAGGCACTACCTGATAAAGGTAATTGAAATAATAATTGATCCATCTCTGGATTATAATCTTCCATGACATGAGTAATCTCATAGTTCATGTATTCTTTGACTCGCTCGGCTGCCTGTTGTAATTGTTCGTTAACAGCACCTACAACTTGTGTTCGTACAGGACCATCACTAGGTAAAAGTTCAACATAAGCCATTGCTTGAAACTGGGTGACTGCTTGAGCTAAGACAGGATGGTGAACACTCGCTGCACCTCTAAAAGGTCTGCTTCGTTCTTCATATTTAAAACCAAGTAAATCTAAACCTTTGGTATACGCTTGTTCCCAATCTTCACGAGAGGATTTATCATTCTCTACCTTTTCCATTAGTTCATTTGCTAAAGAACCTAAATATCCTTCGTCTAAAATTTCAGCTAAATTAGAATTAAAACCAGAGGTGAGTGCCATCTCTTCTTCACCGACAATTGCTGAGCCGTCATCAATAATTTCTACGTTGGGCTCATTATCAGTTACTAGATCAACAGTGGTGCCAACCTCTTCTACTTGAACATCATCTTCTGCACGTCCTCCTGCTTCTGGATTGGGTTCACGTGCTAAATAAGGGGTGTCCTGAATGCTATCGAATTTATCTACCATATTCTCCGTATATATCTGTTATTGAAACTAAACTATCTTTATCAATACTTCCACCAGATTTTTTCTTAAACATAAACATCGGTTTCTTGGCTTTATCAGAATCTAGGGTGATTGTAAACATTTGTACTTCTTGAGGGTTATATTCTTCAATTAAAACTTGTGCAGCATTTCGATCATCACCAGGGCCTAAAGGCACAAGTTCAAAATCTTCAAAATCAATAGTTCCGCCTGTATCCGTTGTCTCCGTTACAGTCTTTGGTTGAACGTAATAATCCATGGTTTGTCCTGGCGCTACCTCTCTTGAATAAATTACTTGGTTAGCTCCTAAACTATTTGCATTTCTTTTTAACTGTTCATTAATAAACAATTGTGCTTCTTCAGGTTCTAAGCCTTGAGCTAATTGATCTTGTTTCATAAACTCATATTCACCATCAACATTTGTTTTGTAGTAAGTCAATCCTCGATCAGAAGCATTGGGATTGATAATGGTTTCTACTTTTGCAGTACCACCATATTTCTTTGCAATGTTTTTCATTTGTTGAATGGCCACTTTGCCATACAAGTCTCTAAACTTTTTACCCGCATCACTATCGGGACTCTTGCCCCAACGTTGATTGACTAAATCAGGAGGATAAATAGCGACTTTGTCAATCTCACGGGCTTGAGCATCTTTGATGGTTGATTTAATCAACAAGTCAACATAGTCCGCTTGTTTATTAAAAGGTATAGGAGGAAATAATTCTAAGGGTTTAGTTCCACCATACCCAACTCCATCAGTTAAATTTCTAACATTTGTATCTGTTCCATACTCTAGTAATCGATCGGTTTCTCTTGTGGAAGGAACTTCAACATTTTTTAACATGTCTTCGAGTTGTCCTGATCGATTGAGGTCTAATAAACTATCTAAAATATTTTGTTGTTCTTTAGCAATGTCTTGAATTTCAAATCCTGTTTCAGGTCTGTTTTGTTGAATATCTTTTTGTAACACATCCTCAATCTGTAACTGTAAATCAGATAGCTTTTTTTGATAATCAGGAATGGTTGACTTTGCCGCTTCATTAGGAAAAGGTTTGATGAGGTCTTGATGTTTTTTTAAAGCTTCTTCGACAGTCGGTGGAACAATTTTGTTTAATTCTTCCAATGCTCGATTGGCAGCAACCTCACGATAAGGGTCTCCACTTTGTAATTCTCTTGCCGCTTTTGCTTTTATGTTTTCGATACGTTTTAATAAGGCTTGTAATCGTTCTTGTTCTTTTCGAACTTTGGTTAACATGTCTGTTTGCATTTCTTGAATAACAGCTACCTTACCGCCATTAGGTTGGAGATAATCAGCAACACGAGTAAATCCTAAAACGTTTTCTTCTTGATAGTGACCACTAGCCACAAAAGGTTTTTTATCGCCTGGTAAAGCTCCTGCTTTTACAACGATTTCTCGGTAATCAGTTCCTACACTATCCAAGGGTTGATTTCCTTGTTCTTTGTGTTGTGCTCCTCCTACATACCCTTTATAAGCAGGGTCTTCAGTAGAAGGACTGTGCGGAGCAAAATCAGCATCACGAGACGCTTTCACTTTAATTTCAATATTACCAATTGGAGACATCTCATAGTAATCAGTAAGTTGTTGTTTGGTAATTTTTTGATCGGGATAATATTTCGCATAATCATTTAAGTATTGTTCTAATCCTGTATCTAACATTTCCGCTTCAGGAACTTTTCCACCTTGACCGCCACCATAGAGAAACTGTTTCCATGCTTCGGGTGTCCCTGCTTTCGGAGCTTGAGGATCATTAATTTTATTTAAAGTAAAAGATTGAAACGCAAAATCTTCTGGTTGCACTGTTTGTGTAGTTGGTAGTGTGGTGCCTGGAGGTGCTGCTTGTTGTTCTGCGACAGGATCGGGTAATTTCTTGGGTGTATAAACGGCATCTGTTTTATTAAAAAGTTTAAATATTTTACCGGGATTAAAGGCATATAAGTTTCCTGACTCTACGGCTTGTTGAAAATAATCTTCTCCTTCAAAGGCTGGGTCAGGTGTGAACTGTTGTTGATTCATATTGATTAAAGGATCACCGCCTATGGCCATCTTTACAGGTCCACCTCTTTTTAAAAATCTTAAATATCCTAATGTTCCTTCTTTTTTTGGAGTTGTTCTAAAATCTTTCGGACTAATATTATTTTCAACTGCATAATCAAGTGCATTTATTAAGGATTCTTTGTACTGATCAATTTTTGTATCTAAATCAATTTCTTTTGGATTTTCTACACCAAAAATTTGCGATTCATTTTTAGCGCCTTTCAATGTTGGTACAACAGCACGCAGTCCTCTTTCCTTGTATATATCATCGATTGCTTCTGCAACTTCTTTTAAAAAAACATCTTGTTTTTTACCTGTGGGATCTAAATTAAAACCTCTATCATTAATTAATTTGACGATTCCCTCAGTAACAAAATTTATTCTACTATCAGGTGTTTTTAATCTTCCCATCTTATCTTTTACTTTTGGTATTACTTTTGCATCCATATTAGATGCTTGTTTCATTAAACCTTTTTGATTTAAGAAGTCTGCTAATTTGTTTAAAGTTGGATCTAAATCCACCATCAATCTATTATACGGTTGAAAGTGAGGATTTAAAAATTCAGGGTCAGTTCCT